TATAATCAAAAGTTGATTGGATCAATAAAGATGCAAAACGATGAAGAAGTTGTTGGGATTCTTGGTCTAAAATAAGTCTTGGATTTATTTGGGACATAAGTGCTTGAAGTAAATAAGATATATCCTCACTAGTCCCAAATACAATATAATCTCTCTCATACAATCTTTCAGGTATTCCTTGATATTCCAGTACAAATGGTTTTGTAAAAAATTTAATAAACGAAGGAGTTTCAATACATTGATGAACTTTAATTATATTTTCTAATAATATTTTTTGGGCGTGGTTTATGCAGAATATGTAGTTAAAAAACAAGTGAATTAGTACCCAAATTTTGTCGTGATATGATATATAGTTTTTACCTTTCAACACGTTGGACTTTTTTAGTTCAGATATTAAATTCTTATCAGTTTTCAATTCAACAAACACATCTCCATATTGAAATTCCTTTAACTCCAATATTCTTTCCTCCGTAAAATAATATTTCAAAAAATAATACAAATGATTGTTCAAATAATTTAAAGTAAACTTATCAAAGTTCCTTCTTCTTATGCCAGTATTGTGACAAAGAACAGATACCTGATAATACATTTTTGTATCCCTCTTCAAAATATTCTAAAAAAAAATCATTTTTTTTCATTAATGTAAAAAATTGATACCAAATATCACCAATCATGAAAATATATAGCAAGGTAAAAATTATGAGTAATTCCGTTCTAATAAAAATTATTGATATGTCAAGTTCTCTTGGAAAACGGCAAAGACCACAAAGCAATATTTACAACCCCATACCACTCAAAATCAACCCACACCAAGATACCCCAAGATTTAAACCAAAAAAAAGAGTACAATGGGCAGATCAAACATTTCCTTTTCCTATTATGAATGAAGAAATTGACCAAAATTATATGTCACTTCTTCAATGTACTAGGAATAATAACATACCAAACGAAATAATTTCCCAAAACTGCACTCTTCTGCTTCAAACAGGAAATAAAAATTTGTTTTACCCAATTATGGATGCAATTGAAAATGGTATGCCAATTTTTCCATCAGTGTTTGAAATGATTTTGGAAACCACTATTTACTTCAGTAATCTGGGTCCTCAATATCACTTCCCAGTATTTGGTATATTCGATTCAATCCTACGTAACAAAAGTTCCTATTACCATTACGCACTCATCAACCATCTACCCAGAATTATTTTTTCATTCCAACAAATAGCCACAACAAAATTTATTACAAATGAAGTTGGAAGTCTCTTCTGCAGAATAGCAAATTTTATTCCCGAATCCATCCCGAATCATCTGAAAGAATACTTGTTTGATCAAATCAACACAATGTTAAGAAAAGGGATCGACTATCAACAAATCGCTTGCAGAGCTATTCTCATTTTATTGAAGAAAAACTTTTACAATGAGAAATTATCAAGGTTTCTTGATAACCTTTCCATTTGTTTTTTCAGTAATTCAACTACACAATTGTCATTGATTGCGAAAGTTTTAAGTGAAATTTGTTTAAAAATACCGTCTGGGATGGTTTATGATAGGATGTTTCAGAAATATCTACATATGAAAAGGGCAAGTTCTCCAGTTATTATGGAAAGTGGTTTAAAATCTCTTAAATTAAATCATATGGAATTTCTCCTTACAAAATACTATGATCGTTCTTCACTTTTCTTGAATTTTATTGATCACGTGAATTAGTTTGTTTTTTGTTTTTATAAAATTTTTATCATTAATGAAAACTGTTTTAGTTACCGGAGGAACCGGATTTATTGGAAGTCATTTATGTGAAAAATTACTGTCATTCGGAAACTACGTTATATGCCTTGATAATAATTTTACTGGAAGTCTTGAAAATATAAAACATCTTCGAGAAAATCCCAATTTCGAATTTATAAGACACGACGTTACAAAAGAACTTTTTTTAGAAGTAAATGAAATTTACCACCTCGCCTGTCCAGCATCCCCAAAAGATTATCAATTTAATAGCATCAAAACTATCAAAACTAATATTTTAGGAACTCTCAATATGCTAGGTTTAGCAAAAAGAACTAAAGCAAAAATATTATTAACATCTACCTCCGAAATTTACGGTGATCCAACAATTTCCCCTCAACACGAAGAATACTGGGGAAACGTTAACCCTATAGGCATCCGAAGCTGCTATGACGAAGGAAAAAGACTAGCTGAAACATTAATGATGGAATACCATAGAAATTGCGGTGTTGATACAAGAATTGTTCGCATATTCAATACTTATGGACCAAGATTAAATAAAAATGATGGAAGAGTAATTAGTAATTTTATCGTTCAGGCTCTAGAGAATAAACCAATTACTATTTATGGTGATGGATTACAAACAAGAAGTTTTTGTTATGTTGATGATTTGGTTGATGGATTAATTAAATTAATGTCTTCTAATTATGTAAATCCTGTAAATTTGGGAAATCCTAATGAAATTACAATTTTGGATATTGCCAAGGTTATTGTTAGAATGGTGGGGTCTAATTCAGAAATTGAATATAAGGATTTACCTAGTGATGATCCGACAAGGAGAAGACCGGATATTACAAGAGCTAAGAATATTTTGGATTGGGAACCTAAAATAGGATTGGAGGAAGGTCTGGAGAAAACAATTAAATATTTTAGGGAAAAAAATGATGCTTAAAGAATTTGTGTTTTTAATTACTAAATGGAAAGCCAAACAATCCATCAATCCAAAAATTACTCTTCCGATCACGAAATCATTAAACGGATGGAAGATTTAATCTGTTGCGGTATGATTTCCACCACAGAATACGAAGAAATTTCTAAAAAATATTTTTCATTGATAAACAAAAAATAAATATTATAATTGATGCAAATAATCCAATATTTCAAACTGAAGAGATAATGTTAATGGAAATCTTATTGCAAAATTAATAAAAAGAGATGAATACCCCCTATAAAATCCTCGAAATCCATTCTTCCTCCATATACCCACAAATACATCCCGTAATTTCGGCCAAATCATCAAATTATTTTTTTGTGAATAATAATTTAACAACTGATTCGTATGATTTGCTCTTAAAACATCAAATGGACTACAAAATAAAGTCGCAGGAAAATTTAAAACACTCCCTATCATAAAATTCTGCATAAAAGTTGTGGGCTTATTGTCAAAAATATATTTTTTCGCAATAAAATATCCTCCCAAAATACCAGAAGTATATGTGGCATTTCTTAATGCCATTGGTACCATTAAAGGCCCAAAATTTTCTTTTATAATTGGTTTATAATTGATTTTATTATTATTAATGTTCATTTGTCTAAATGCTTGAAGAGCGAGAATTGGATCTAAAAATGCACCATCAACCAAACCTGCACCAAATGCTGAAATTGGTTTTGTGAAAACATTATCTGAATAGGTAAATTTATGGAATGCATAATATTTTATCGCCATTTGTGGTGCAATGCTAGTTGCACCAATCAAACCACCCCTAAATAATATCTTCGTCCCATTTTTCTGAACATCTCTAAATATCTGTGATAATGTTTTATTCGTCTGCATATGCTGTTTTATATAATCTATCGGCAACGTAGTAGTAAAACCAATAGTTCCTGCTGCTGCACCAGAAAAAATAGCTTTTAAGTCTTCTGACAATTTATTTGACATAAACTTATCAGATAAAATTATTCTTCTCAAAAATATAATATGTTTCCTTATATTTATCCATAAATAGATCAATTCCAAAATTACTTACTAAATATTTGTTATGAAAATCAAAAAATGCTGATCTTTTACCCATTCCAGATCTATATAATACTGTTAAATATGTTTCAGTTATTATATAAAAAAAATATGTATAAATATGCGCATTTATTGCAAATAGGCCAAAATATGTTGGTATTAAATCTAATAATATAAAATCAGTTGGATTGCAATAATAAGATGTAAAACCGGCAACTTGATGTAAAAAATGACGTTTTTTATGAAGTATTTTTAAAAATTTATTTTTATGCATTAATAGGTGTATATGATAATGTAAAAAATCTTGAAAGTAATAGTTAAAAATAATTTCTAATAGAAAGAGTGGAAAATATAATTTTTCCCTATATACTTTTATTCCTATTATTTTAGGAAATGCTATAAATATTGGAAAAACAAAAAATAAATTAAAAAAAGTTTGTTTAAAAGTGCAATTGAAAAGAATAATTAAACTATTTTTATTTAATCTTTTTCTATCATTTTTTAAATTTTTTATAGAAGATATAAAATAAGATGTTATAAAAAGAATAAAAAAATTTATTTCATACATATGTTCCTACATTAATAATGTTTTAAATAAAAAAAAAATTGATGCAAAATAAAATTAAGTTTTAACCTATTTACTTAATAAAAAAATGGATATTATTATGACTGATTAAAAATGTAATCATCTTCTTGTCAAGCCATCAAAATAATTTGTTTTCCTAAATTCATTCTTGTCTATTCCCTTCTGGTTGAGTAGAAAATGTGTTGAAAAAATCAAATTATTTAATCATTTCAACAAATCGTTGAATTGATTGGCAATAAAGGGATAACACTGCTCAAAAAGCATTGTGACAACTTTAAAATTGACTTGAATATAGTATCTGAACTGTTTTTTCTTTTCATTTTGGAAAAGTTTTTGGCAGTGCCTAAAACCGGCCTTACACGGTTGTTAGAGAAACACGCTCAATTGATCAACCAAAGTTGAGTAAAATTGAGATTACCTAGATCTTGAGTATTTTGAGGGAACAAAGTTCCAAAAGTAAATGGGATTTTTTGAATTGAGGTTTTGATCATTCAAAAATGTTATTTTGAAAAAGTGTCTATCTAGCAAACACGGTTTGTTCAAGTCCCGAAGGATTTGAGTAGAGGAAAAGTAAAACATTCCTCTAGCCTAAGTGGGAAATCAATTGATTAAAAAACTCTTGATTACACCCCTTATAATTACACAAAAAATTGATGGTAAATAAACCATAAAGTAATATCAAATGCCTAAAGATGGCAGAGGAATCCCAAAGGCTTAATTACGGTAATCGTTTTTCCGTTGATTTACTTAAAGAATTTACTACAATACTTGTAGTTTATACATCACATCTTACCCCAACTTTCAGAAACCAAAAATCTCGTTCTCGTTTCTATACAAGTTTGATCATTTCAAAATTAAACTTGGATCCAAAATATTATTTGGATTTTGTCAATTGCCCCATCAGAAAATCATTCTTTGTTGAAAATGTTTTTCCATTATTTGGAAAAAAACAGTCAGAAAAAGAACTTGAACTTCTCATTGCATCATATATCAAAATTTCAACAAATCCTGTATTATTTGCAGAAGAATCATATGTTGAGATTGGTGAAGAAGTAAAATTTATTAACGAGGTTGATGTATGCCCTCCAAAAAAAATGGAGACAAATTTTATTAGTGATTTTTTCCAAAATTTCACTCTTGAATGCCCTGAATCTTGGTGGAAAAGCGATTTTCCTATTAGACCACGGGTCGTTTCCTTCTTCTGCATTAATCCTTATCAAGATATAATCGAATCTACCAAAAAATCGGAAGAACAAAAAACAAAACAAATTGATCGACTTAATACAAAGAATAAGCAGCTTGAGGATACAACTGAAAAAAGTTTAAAAGTGTCCGCTGCAGCCGTCGATGAATTAGAAAATGTTAAGAAACAGGTTGAAGTGCTTGAAAAGTTGGTGGAATCTTTGAAGAAAGAAAATGAAGAATTTAAGAAAAGAGTTCAAGAAAAAGAGAGTCGGAAGAAAACAATAAAAGATCTCAAGAAAAGATTAAGAATTATTCTTGAAAACCCCGATTCCAAAAAAATCGATGAATATGATGAACTACAACAAAAAATTCAAGAATTTTCCGATGGAATCCCATTCTGTCCCATTTCTTACTTTAAACTAAACGAGATCAAGGACAATCTTATGGGGACCAGATGTGGACACGTCTTTCAAGAGCAATGTTTGAAAACTTGGTTTTCGACACAATTTGGGGAGAAATCTTGTCCTTCCTGCAGAAAGCCTCTGAATCGTAAAGATGACGTATTCAAAATCTTTTTACCATTCGGTGAATAAAAATTGAATAATTAAAAACATTTTTATAATACAATCATAAATGAATTTAGAAATTCTAAAAAATCTACCCAATATACCTGAAGATGAAAAATTCTATTCAGGCTATTTTATCAACAAATCCAAAGAAGAATTGCAGCAATGGAATGCAAAAGAATTTTCAAAATCAAGCGATATTCGCAGTCTAAAAACAAAACGTTCTATCCAATCAATTCTAGAAAAATTTAGTAAATATTTCGAAGGGTTAGAAGAGGACAAAAAATACTCTTTCCATTTTTTTGTCGGCAATGATGCATCACATTTCCTCAATTTAGAAAAATCACATCTTAACATTATCTCCAAATATCACAAAAAAGAATTTTGGCTATTTGAAGAACCTTCCCAACAATACTGGGAAGATTTCTATTTTAA